AATACTTCAATAATTAAGAAAATAGTTGACCATGTTGAAGAAGAGTATAAAGATACAAATTATACTTTTGAAACTCCTAAAACAATTTGCCCTGTTTGTCGGGAACAGGTAACCTCCTCCGTCGACCCCGAATACCTGCTTTTTCGAGAAATATACGAGTTATGAGTCCTATGATCAAAAGTTAGACGGAATGGAGAAATCTAGAATCGAAATAATGGAAAAAGTTATTGCATTCTCAGATAAACTAAAACTTCTAACTTTTGACGATATATATAATAAGATTAATGTAGCTACATTAGAAAGTATGCTTAAGGCACAGGAACAGCGGGAAGCCAAAAAAAAGAAAGCCGCAGAAGTACCATTAGATCTATAACAAGGAGAAAATTGATGGAAAATAGAAACGAGAGAAAACCTAAGATCCCAAAGACCAATAGAATTGGTTTTAAAGGAACAGAGAAGACCATATGTAATGCAGCAAAAACAATGTCAAGAACATTGATACCATGTTTAGGTCCATACGGGTCTAATACAATACTTCAAAAGGGTAAGTTGAATCATGAGATAACGAAGGATGGTTTTACTATACTTTCAAACTTATTTTTTTTAGATGAAGGAGAACGTTTAGTATTTGATTTTATAAAGAAGATCTCTCAGAATCAGATGTTAGCTGTTGGAGATGGAACAACTTCTTCAATTATTCTTGCTTCTAAACTTTATGAAGATTTATTTAACTTTAAGAAAGAACTTAAAATCCCAGGAAATATAATGGAAGATGTTATTGATGACATCAAAAAAATACTTACTGGAAAAGTTAAAACTCATGCTAAACACATAGAAGAAGGTGAATTTGATAAACTTTATGATATAGCTCTTATATCTTCTAATTACAAAAAAGAAATAGCTGACATAGTAATTGATACTTATAAAGAAATAGGATTTGGTGGGGTTGCATTCCCTGAACAATCTCTTTCAAAGAAAACAGCTATTAGTATATCTGAGGGTTATGAAATAAATAGACCTTTAGCTGCTAAGATTTATGCTAATGAAGGTGAAACTATTTGTAGACACAAGAAAGGTAAAAACTTTGTTAGAGTATTTGTTATTAAAGGAAGATTAGAACTTGCTGATTTAGACCTTCTTGGAGGTCTAATATTTCAGAGAGAAATTAATATGAAGGCAGCAAAGACTTCAGAACCTTCCCCAGTAGTAGTGGTGTGTTCAGGAATGGATGAAGCAAGTAGAAACTTCTTTAGTACGAATAGAGAAAAAGCTGGTCTTCCCATTGTTCCTGTCTTTGTACCATATAAAGGTACACAAGCAGTCGTTGAAGAATATGGTGATTTAATGGCTGTTTTTGGTAATAGATATATTGACAAAGAAGCAGGTGATATCATTCCAAAAATGGAAGGATTCAAAGAAGCAGACGAATTTCTTGAAAAGTATATGATTGATATTGATGAGATTTATATTAATGACAGTGTAACAAGATTTATTGGTGTAAAGGGAAATGAAAATGCTCTTACTGCAAGAAAGACTGCAATTAAAGCATATTTGCAACATTTATCTTCAATTCAAGACCATGTTAATAGAAATGATAAAATTAATATTACAAAGAGAAGATTGCTTAAGCTTGAGAATAAATTAGCAAAAATTTATATTGGTGGAGACACACAAGAAGAAATTACAAATAAGTTCTTTCTCCTTGAAGATACAATTCTTGCTGTAAAAGCTGCAATGGAATCTGGTTATGTTCCTGGTGGAAACTTAATTGTCCCTTATCTTATTAATAAAGAAGTGATGGGAAATAAAGAAATTTACAAACAGTTTAAAGATAAATACTTCTTTCATTTGAATACAGACGAAAAAGTTAGCAAACTCTTTAGTACAATTATAAATTCTTACTCTTTTATCTTTGTAAAGATTCTTAATAACTTTTACGGTTATTTTGAGAAAACAGATTTTGCAAAACTTTTTGATAAGGTTAATGAGTGTATTGCAGAAGGAAAAATAATTAATTTAATGAAAAATGAAGTAATGGAAGATTTTGAAGAAACATCTATAATAAACAGTGCTAAAACTGAAATAGAAATTATTTCTTCTTCTTGTTCTATTTTAAAACTTTTACTTTCTTCAAACCAAATCATTTTAACTCCTGATGCTTATTACAGAAAGGAGATTATTGAAATGCAGGAATTGAAGAAGAAAAGGGGTTATTAATTTAAAAGGGGGAAGAATTTTTATTTCTTCCCCTTAATTTTTCATACGAGGTAAATATGGCTGAAGACAAAAAGAAATTTGATTTAAAATTAACTCTAAGTACTTTTTTAAAGAACCCATCTGGTTCTAACAGTGCATATTTAGCTAGTAGAAAATTAATCATTGCTAGTTTAAGAGATGCATTTAATAAACTAATAAAGAAACATAAAACTTTTGTTTATTATACATTTGATACTGGAAAAGAATTAATATATCATATAAAGATTCCTAGTGAAAGAGAAGAAGCTAAAAGAGTTATTTATTATGATGTAATATTCGAAATAGAGTACGATAAAAACTCAATACCAACATACTTTGATAATAATAGTTTAAGAGTGTTTAGTAATTCTCCTTCTTTTGGTTTCACTTATGGATACGTGGTAGCAAAGAATGATCTATTACCCAAGTGGTTAGACAAGAAAGTATCAAAAGAAATGAAGAATAAAAAACCTACTAAAAGAAATCCAGTAGAATCTTTAGGCTTTGAAAAGTCTTTATATTTTGCAGCTTTGTTTATTAAAGAAAAGAAATTAAATTTATATTCTAATGCCAAAAAGAATATAAAGTTAAAACCGAATAAGAAGTTGATATCTTCTGGTATCAGGAGCATAGAAGATAAAACTAAAGAATACCATTTAACTAAAATAACTAAAAAAGAAAAAGACAAAAGAGACAAGAAAGACAGTCAGATGCCCACTAAGAAAACAACAAAAACTAAAAAAGTTAAAAGAGTTACAGGAACTAAAAAGATTACAAAGGTTAGCAAAGTAAATGGAAGATAATTATAAATAGATATTATTAAAGAGTATAATATTTATAAAGAGCGGATTAACGGAGGAAAACAATTGGCTACAGAAATAATTAAAATTAAAATTCCTAATGGAAGTGAAAGAGTCTTTAATTTGTACAAGCAACGCTTTATGAATTCCGCTGAAGTGATAAGAGAAACCATGGATACAGTTTTCTCTTGTGGAGAAGATGGTCAACATATTCTTAAAAAATATGTAAAGCTTAAAGCAAAATATACTAAGACAAAAATGACTGATGAAGAATTCTTTAAATATTTATTTAGACATGTCTTAGGTAAAGAGTATAATCGAATTTGTAATTCTCATATACAAGAAAAATATACTAAGACTATGTTAAAAGAAAAGAAAATCGAAAGTTATAGAGTTAAAGTAAAAGGAAAGAAAAAGAAAAGATATAGATTGATAGAAAAGAATGACAAGAAATCTTCAAATAAACAGCTCTTAATGAATCACGATCATTGTGTTGACTTGCAAAAGATTTCATTCACTATGAAGTTTACTATTCCAATAATAGCTGACTTTGCAACAACAAAAGAAAAAGCTGTAGCTGATGAATATTTTATTGATTCATTTATTTGTATAATGGAAAAATATAATAGACATAATATAATTCTTAAACTAAATAAATTTATAAGTTCAAGAATATTAGCTACAAACTATTCTGATGATGTTATATGGAATTACCTAAGTAACGTATCAGTAGATATTTCCAATATGGTTTATTCAATGTTTAACTTTGTAACTACTTTAATACTTTATAAACTCAATGCTACTAAGTTTCCTGTAACGTTTATTCATGGTTCTGTGAAGAATCAACTCAAGTATAAATTCAGGGAAAAGTTTCCAATACAATATAACCCTAAAATTGGAACTGATGAGGATAGTGATGGTATTACAAGTGCCAACAAAATGGAAATAACACTTGTTAGAAAAGATGAAGGATCTTTTGTCCTTAATAATGTTAATAGAGATTTGGAATTTAATAGATTTCTAAAGAATAATAACATCACTGTTACAGAAGAAGAATTAAAACATGCGATAAAAACTCTAAAATTAAACAAGTTTCAGAATCAAATACTATTCTTATTTTATAGTAAAATAATGGATAACTTTGATTTATACAAAGTGAATAAAAAGTTCTACTGTGCTTTATTATTAGCACTTAAGAAATGGTTAGAACAAAAAGAAGCTTATCAAATTTTACCTAAGATATTAACAGGTGTGATTGAAGATAAAATAAAAAGTAAACTGATGAATAAAAAGAACTTCATTAATAAGCTTATGGATTCAAAAATATTTATTGAAATACAAGATAAGTATTCTTTTATAGGTAGTCGTTTAGAAAAACGCAATCCTATCTTACAGTTAATAAGTTGGCTGTATTTTAATACTTTTATAGACGAGAACAGTGAAGAGTTGAATTATAGAATAGAAGATGCAACATATGAACTTCTTCTATTATTAAGAGATATAAATCTTTAATTTTCTATGAACCCTAACCTTTATAGGTTGGGTTTATAATTTGGAGTTTACATGAAAGGAATAAAATTAATAGAATTTGTATTTAGAAAAAATGGCCTTGTGGCAAATTGGACTTCTTCAAGAGATGAACTCATAACTCGTTGTCCTTATTGTGGTGATAGTATGAAAGACCCTACACATGGACATCTTTATATTTCTGAGAAGAAACCTCATTCTTGGTATTGTCAAAAATGTGGTACTACTGCAGGTGTACTATCAACTGATTTAATGAAGGATCTAAATATTTATGACAGTGACTTCGCTATTTATGCTCAGCAATTAAGTTATGATCATAAGTATGAAAAGATGGATTTGAATGAAAGAAAATCTGTAATAGAAAAAAGAAACATAGGTAAACAACCTGTAAATTTATATTATGATATAGGGAAGCTTGAAAGGAAGAAGTTGAAGTATTTTAAAAGTAGAATGAATCTAAAAGAAAAAGACGAAGATTTAATTAAGAACTATAAGATAATAACAAACTTCAAACAATTCTTAACTTATAATAAGAAGATTGCTAAGAATTTGTCTGTTAAGAAGGAACACCTTAAACAGCAAAAATATCTGAAAAATCTATATAATTTTTATAATGATTCGTGTATAGGATTTCTTTCTATTAACAATAGATATATTCACTTTAGAATAATAGATGAATTAGTTGAAGGGAAGAAACCTCATTGGAGGTGGAAAGTGTTACCACTTGATACTTCAAACGTATATCCAAAATTTTATACTATATCAAATAAATTAGATTTAATGGAACCTTATTTGAATCTGCATTTAGCAGAGGGTGTGTTCGATATAATAGGTGTTAAAAACTTTTTAAACAGAGATGATAAATTTAAAGAACAGAATAATGTTTTTTGTTCTGCCACAGGTAAATCATACTTTAAAATAATACAAACGTTTTTAAGAGAAGGTTTTCTTGATACAAATGTTTATGTATATTCGGATAGTGATGTTAATAAATATTTCTTTAAGAATTTAAGAAAATTTGTTTATAAAGAAATTGAGCTAAATATATTTTATAACAAGTTAAGTAGTGACTTTGGTGTGAATAGTGATACGATAAAATTGAAGAAGTTAATATTGTAGGAGGTATTATGGTAACAATGTCTGGTTTATTTGCCAAAAGTAATCCTGGTAAGGAAGTATTTGAAAAGTTGATTAAAGGAAGTGGGTTCTTTTATTTAAAAGAGTATCATCAGAAAGATAAATTACCATTCGAGCTTAGTAGTTGTGTGACTTTAAAAGGAAGAGTAATTTTCTTCTCTCTTATAAATGGTGCAAAAACAGATGTTTCAGCGTTTATACTTGATAAGGAATTTACAGAGATGGTGAAGACTACTTTTATTGAAGAGGGGATAGACAAAAAAATACGTCTTGAAATGAGTTATTTTTTTATAGAAGAAGATGATACAGCAGAAGGGACTATTAAAGAATTCTTAGCTAAGCTAACGAAGCTTCAAGATGTTTATGAAAAATCTTTAAGTATTGAATTTTTTAAAAAAAATGAACTTAAATTAAAAGAAATTGCAGAATTAGCTTTAAGTGAATATGCGATATTGGAGAAATAGAATGACTAAAAAAATTAAAAAGAAATTCTTATACTGTTTTTGTGATGGTGCTAGCTCGTTCAGTCCTCCAATAGGTGGTTACGGTTATGCGTTTATAAGTAAAAATAAAAAAGTAATAAAGAAATATTATGGTAACGAAAATTCTACAACAAATAATAGAATGGAATTAATGGCATTCTATAAAGGTGTTAGAAGAGCTAATAAGATATTTGAAGGATTGGAAAAAATAGTGTTTTATACTGATAGTGAATACCTTGTAAAAGGTTATAATGAATATATGGAAAGATGGAGAGAAAATGGTTGGAGAACAAATTCAAACAAAGAAGTACAAAATCTAGATATATGGAAAAAAATATATAAGGTTAAAGAAACTAACGAATTCAAAATAAAATTGAAGTGGGTTAAAGGACATCAGAAAGCTGATTCAAAAGATTGGAAAGCTAAGTTTAATAAAATTGCTGACGCTTTAGCTGTTAGAGCTAAAGAAAATCTACGTTCAGAAAAGATACAAAGAAGTGATGATTGTGAGTTTAACTTTGAAACATTCCTAAACCAATTAAAAAGAAAATACAAAAGACTTTCGAGAGAAACGACTAACAAAAGTCGTTCTAATCAGATTGCGGATGAAGCATATAAAGATATGAAAGTTTTAATAATTGAAGCGAAGAAAGAAAAGCTGATATAAACAAAGGAGAACAAAAGAAATGACAGCTAATGCGATTTTTTATAAGCTTGAAAGTGAAGATAGGAGCAAAGGTAAAGGTATTTACGATCTTTATGAAAATAAAATAGAAAAATATCTTCCAGAATTTAAACCAGTTATAGAATATCTTAATAAAAACTCTAAAAATAAAAAGAATTATATAAACGATTTTGATATTTTATTTGCACTTAGAAAATATTTCTTAGAATATTTTGAGAAACATGAAGAATTAAAAGTAACTTTTAAAAATGTGTATGAAGTAATAAGAGATGCAATAGATGATTATGATTTATTTGAAGAAGTTATGTACGAAGATTTATCTTTTCCGCCTAATTATGAAAAAATAAACTTTGTAGATTATTTACTTGAATATAGTAATATTGCATTCGAAATATTCTTTAATTGCTTCTATGATTTAACTAAATCCAACGATGTAATTAATTTTACGTTATTAGAAATAAATAACCTCTCTAATTTTGAGTATAAGGAAGTATGTTTTGCTATTTATAAGAATGAACTTTTTAGATTTATTTTTCGGAATATTGATTTGGATAAATGATATGAGTATACTAGAGAAACACAATTATCTGAATAAAGGTATCAGATATTTAAAAAATGTCAAGATACGAGAATATGACATGGTTGATGGTGGTTTCTCTATAATCAAGAAATATTCTCTTTTAAATAATAAGGAAATAGATAACTTATCCAACTTGTCTAAAATGGATAGACATAAACGAGTAGGAATGTTAATAAGGAATAACTATGAACTAAGTAAAAATCTTCTTAATGGTTTTAAAGAAAGTAGATTATTATTTGCTGAGAAGAATAAAATCAAAGAATTAAAAATTCTTTCAATAAAAAAAGATGCTTTGTTCATAATTGAAGATTCAGCTGATATATTAGAACTAGAAGGTAATATAAACTTTAAATTAAAAAACATTTATAGCTCATTTCTTCTCTTAGATAGAACTGAAATATACTATTCTAATAGAAAAAACTTTATGGATATAAAAGGAATATCAGAAGAAAATATAGAACTACATAGAGACTTTATGTACAATTTTATTAAAAAGATAATAAAGTCTAATGAATTAGACGGGTCAAAAAATAATCTATTTTCTTTGTTAAAAAGCTTTAGAGAACTCTATCTTTGCGGTCAACTAGATCTTGATTATTATAGAGAATTTAATGCTTCTTCCAAATTCAGACTAAACAAATTACTGTATGATAGCACGTTGTATGTTGATAAAATATCTGATGAGTTTATACCATATTTAAATACAGAGTATAACTATGTAATGATATTAAGGCATTTGATTAATAACTTATTGTGAGAAGAAAATGGAAAAAACTATAGAAAAAACAAGAATTGTTTATGTAGCAATCTTTGTAGTTGTCGTATTATATGGTCTATGTATCTATAATAAAACGGAAATTAAACGGTTAACAAATGACAACAAAAGTTTAGTATTGTGTAATAAAGAAAATTTATCTTTCATAGATAAGTTAAAAATAAACGATGAAGCTTATAAAAAAGATCTTAAAGATTTAATAGAATTAAGAACTGATTATGCCGAATTAGAAGGTCAAAAACAATTTTTCCAGATTAGAAGTTTTATATTTAAGACGATATCAAACAATTCTAGAAAAGAAAAAGAAGAAGACTTTTGGTCTAACCTAACAACTTATAGAGATTATGAATTAAAACAAAAAAAGATTCTCTTAGCTTTGTCTATAACAGAGGTCGAAAGTGGTTTTAAAAACGTAGTTTCCCCTACAGATGATCATGGATATTTTCAAATAAATAAAATTACTCTCTTGCGTTTAATGAACCAAGTAAGTGGAATTGATAATAGGGGTTTAAGCAAAAAGAAAATTATAAAGAAGTTTATGAATAATTTTACCTTTCAAGTTATTTGCCTTAATAGATATTTAGATGAAACATTGAAAATAACAAAAAACCCTTATCACATATTTCGTCTTTATAATTGTGGGTTACGTATAAGTGAAAAAGGTTGTCACGATTATTCTAAAAAAGCTTTAAAGGTTTATTTAAAATATTTAGATAAACTAGGTAATAAAAATTTGAATAAAGAAATAGAACTATATAACCTTAAGAGTTATTCGGAGAAGAAGTAATGAAGTTAGAAATAGATATAAGTCTATTAGATAATGACTTTAAAAGAACTATAATTGATGATAAGGAAAGAAATAAATTAATAAGAGATACAGAAAAAATAATAAGACGGTCTCCTGAATATAGAAGATATATAAAATATCTTCTAACTGAAGTGAATATAAAAAAATGTAGCTTCTTGAAGAATATAGATAAGGATGATGATATCACAATTGAGTTTCACCATTATCCTTTTAGTCTGTATGATTTAGTTGAGATAGTGCTAATAAAATCTATCGCTGAAAAGAAGACAGTGAAGTTTAATACGTTTGAATTAGCAAACGAAGTAATGTTCATTCATTTTCAAAATTTAGTTGGTCTAGTGCCTTTAACAAAAACTTTACATCAATTAGCTCATCAGAATGCTTTAAGAATACCATTCTACAAAGTATATGGAAAGGTTAAAGAATTTGTAGAGAAATATGGTGATTACTTTACAGAAGAACTCATTATAAGTTATACTGAGGCTTCTAGAAAAGATAAGGGGATAGAAAAACTAGAGAACAAAGAAATATTAGATACGTCTGATAGAATAGAAATAGAACATAAAGGAAAGTTAACTTGGAAGAATATCAAATTATTAGTTAATACAGAGGAGAAAAATTAGTATGTTTAATTTTTTAGAAATATTGCCAGAAGGATTTTGGGTTTCGTTTCGTCTTGCTTTTAATCAATCAGTGTTTTTATTAAATATTTTATTCTTTATAATATTTTATTTATTACATAAGAAAAGAGAAAGACAAGTTAAAGAAATGGAAAAAGAAATCTTTACTGGTGTGGAATTAAAAACAAAATATATGAAACTTTTTAAAGAAATGGATCATTCTAAATTATTTAGTGTAATCGATAAAATGATAGAAAGTAATATTGTTTCTTATTTCAAAATAAATATAAAGGTTGAAGATAATAAAGACAAAAATTTGTTTAAAGATACAGAATTAGAAAAATATTCTGCAGAAATTTATAGTGAACTTTATCAAAACTTTTCTCATGAATTTTTATCTTTGATTGGCTTCTATATAGAACGTTCAAAGATTGAAGATTTCTTACTCAGTAGAGTTTTTATGAGAGTTTTGTTTATAATGAAGGGTTTTAATGAAAAAGAATTGAAAAGTTACTTTACTAGAGAAGTAGCTGAAGCTATTGAAAGTAGCAGAGAAAAGTAATAAATTCCCCTAATACCTGTTTGGTATTAGGGGTTATTTTTTTTTAATCTTTTAAGCTTGATATTGCCTTCCTTATTAATTTAGTTCTCATTTCGTAGTCTTCAATTTCATCCAAACTTGAAAAGTTATTTTCTTCAAGGATACTAACGAAGTTTACTTCTATTATTGGATTCTCTGAAGCTAAGTCAAGAAATTCTCTATGAAGAGCTTCACTCATTAGTTTATGTGATAAAGAAGGTTTCTTCTTTGGTGGCTCGTCTTTATCATTAGTTCTTTTCTTTTCTTTCGTCCAACTTCTTTCTATATGACCAAAGAATTCAGCCTTCTCTTTAGGTGTAAACTTCTTAATAGACTCTTTTTTAAATTTCTTTTTATATTCTTCTAACTTTGCTACAAAGAATTGCTTGTATTCGTCTCTAGTCCAAGTCTTTTCAACTTGTTTAGAGAAACCTTCTCTTTCTTTTTTTGTTAGTTCTTTAATTGACTTCTTACCAAGTTTCTTTAAATAAGAAGCTAACTCTTTTTTCCAGAATTTGTTATAAGCGGTTTCTGTCAGAAGAGAAATGGTTTCCATCATAGCTTCTGATAAAGAAACATTGTTATATTTTTTCACGTTTACATCTATCATCTTTCTTTTCTCCTGTTATTTTAGTTTAATCATGGAACATTCTTCTTCTATGACGTGATTTCCAATAGTTCTTATCGAACTTTTCTATGATCTCAGCTCTCTTATCAGCCATACCTTCAAATAAATCAAGATTTAATTCAAGGCTTCCGAAGGCTGTACTTATAGTAGAATAATTTTTTCTTATATTATAGATTGCGTCTTTAACATCTATTAAAGCTAAATTATAAAATTCTTCTTCAAGAGCAGGATCTATAGTAAAAAAATTCTCATCTTGCATTACCATTAGTTCTACTAAGAAAGCATTAGCACCTGATTTAGAATGACCTCTCGGATATATTTCAACTATATTAGGAGCAAAATATCCCCAGGTTAAAGGTTGATCAAATGCTGAAGCTAAATCATTGAATAATTGTACATCAATTAAAGAACGACTTCCTGATATTGGAAAATTAGAACTATAAAAAGAAACATTACTAGAACCACTTCTCGCACCAATTGCAGGATTATATTGATTAGAACCTATGACTCTTGTAACGCCCATTATTTTACCAGCTTCTATAACATCTTTAGGAATTCTAAATTTACCTCTAACACCTGTTTCATTATCAGGATTAGTTGCACTTACAAGTGTCTTTATTAGAGCAGGGTAGTATTTAGAAAACGTTTTTAAACTAACAGTTCTAATCGTTCTTAGAATATAGTTATGGGTTATTTCTAAAGGAGTGTTTGTAGCTCCTAAATCTCTATGTATTCTTTCTAAAAGCTTTGTAGGATTAAGCATATTATCTCCCCATGTCTCTCATGTATTTTAAGTATTGTTGATTAGACCTAAGAAGTTTTTCAGGTTTAATAGCAATACCAATTTTATCTGTTTGAAGGATTATCATGTTAGCACTTTCATTAAAGAATAAAGAAGACTTAGTAAGATCGATTTCCATTTCATTATGTATTACTTTAAAGTTTTCTGATTCATTTAAACTTTTAATTAACATATCTTCTGAAATTGGAACTATCATTGATTCACTTAAACAGTCGTTTGAACCGTTATGATACATAGCTAAATTAGCTTGTTCTCTAATAACGTATTTCTGATAAGCGATTTTATGACTTGGAAAAACCACCCAATCATAGGTAAGTATTCTAAGACCCATTTGTACGTCAATCTTATTTCCGTCTTTTTTAATCGGACCAGCTCCTCTCATTGAGTATGCTGTTTGAGTTCCACCCTTAACAATCTCGTCTCTCATTGTTTTACCAATATCAAAATGAGTTGTTTCTATATCAGCTTCAATTGTTTCATCTAAAACATAATATTCTAAAATTTTATGTGACGCATTATTTAAGTCCAACGCCATCTGTCTACTAAGATTAGGTTCCATTGGATGACCGCATTCACCATACCAAGACTTTCTTTCTTTAAGTTCTTTAATATGAGGTTGCTGTAAGGCTTCAGTTAAAACTTCTTTAGAATATTTACGAAAATTTCTGTTTCTTACATAATCCTGAAGGGTTATTCTTAATTTAACAGAATCCTTGTTTTGTTCTAAAATTTGATGTTCATGCAAACCACTGTTTTCGTTAAAAATCATTGCAATAATATCTCTATCCATTGTATTACTCCTTTTAAAAATATTTATAATTTATAATTATGTTTATCAATATAAAACATTATAATAAAAAATAATTATTTACGGAGAAGATAGCATGTTTTTAAATAATCTTAGTAAAAAAGAAAAAGAAGAAGAACTTAAAAAGAAAAAACTTCTTTTAGAAGCAGAAGATAAAGAAGAAGATAATCCTGATGCTGAAGAAGGTGAAAACGAAGAGCTCCCAGAAGAAGATCCAGAAGATGATGTAGAACCAGAACCAGAAGCAGACCCAGAAGAAGGTGAAAACGAAGAGCTTCCAGAAGAAGATCCAGAAGCAGACCCAGAACTAGATGTGGATCCAGAAGCAGATGGGGAAGTAGATCCAGATGTAGATCCAAATGAAGACGCAGAAGGTGAAGACGATGGATTAGGGGAAGAAGAAGAGGAAGAGGTTGATCCTGAAATAGCAGAAAAGGAAAAGCAGAAAAAGATAATTTTATTTAACAAGTTTGATAAACTTTTAGATGGAATTAATATACTATTAATAAAATTAAATGATACTAGTTCAGACGAAATCTTAAATAATGAGACTTCTTCTAAAACATATAATTATATAAAAGACTCAGCTGAAAGTCTTAAACTCATAATTAAAAAAGTGATGATAGAAAAAATTAAAATTGGAAGTTATGAAGAAGTTTATAAATATTTTGTTGATATAAAAGCACAAACTAAAAGTTGTATTGAACTTTTTATCAATTTATTTGAGAACGAAGGCGAGAAGGTTAAAAAATAAGTTTTAACACAGAACAAAAAAATTAATAGTAAAAATGCACTATGTTTGGTTTATAAATCTAATTTAAGGAGACTTAAAAATGGGAATCACTTACAAAAAGACTACCGTATCCGCACCGCAGAATTCAACTGCAAAGCAGATTAAAGGTGTCTACGATCATTTCTTAGCTGAAGGAATAAAACTAATGGACACATTAGGTTATCACTCAGTTATGACAGAAGCAGGACTTTTCGAAACATACAAAAATATGCTTTCAGAAGGTTTTGAAGACGCAAACGAAAAAGCTATCTTTGAAAAGATGCTTATGAACGAACAGGAAGATTACATCAGTGAAGGTGTTAGTATTGGTAATGTTGATCTTCTTGCTCCTATCCGTGGTATGATGCTTCGTCAGTATCTTCCTAAACTTGTTGTTAAAGACACTTACCCGATTGAGGCTGTAGAACAACCACATTTCGAGATTTCTTACTACGAACAATATTTTGAGGACGTTGACGGTAATAGAACTAACTTTAAAGATTATTTTAAGTCTTTCTATACAGAGAACAAAGATCCTAGAAATCTTCCTCCTGTTTATGCAAAGCTTATTCCTCTTACATGTTTCATTAGCGGTTTTGACATTATTTATGGAAAGAATGCTGCAGGTGCTGCACCTAGTGATCTTCCTGGTGATTGGGCTGATGCAACAACAGTTGCTAAATCTTCATTAACTAATAAAGTTGTTGTTAACAAGGTTTCTATGGACCTTGGCGATGGTGCGGCTCCTGGAGACGTTGGAACAATACTTGAAGTAACAGTTAATAAGAAAATTGACTTCAGAGACAACATTGCTTTAGAAGTTGCTGATGAAGATGGAAATACAGATTTCCTCTTTGGTAAGATTAATAGAAAGAACGGAATGATTACACTTGCGTCAGCTAATGGTGCTCTTGGTGTTGGTAACGGCGTTCCTGTTATAACTCAGATTGCTTTCACAGCTTATGTAAATAACAAGTGGAATGAGATTGAGACTGGTAACATCGGTTTCGAGATCACAAAGGACGATTACTCTGTACCTGAAGGCGAACACATCAATTCTAATATGAATATTGAAGATGTTAAAGACATGAAAGCTATGTGGAACATCGATTCAACTCTTAGAGTTATTGAAATGATGACTGACTTCTTTGCTAGAAAGGTTGAGTACGAAGGTTGGAAGTTTGCTGTTGACTCTTGGGTTAATAATAATCTTTCTGCAGCTGGTTACTTTGGTACTTTCGATGTACAACCTCCAAGTGCTTTCGCTGGAAAACCTACTGAGTGGAGAACTGAGCTTACTCGTCTGATTAATTATGTAACAAGTACAATAATGAATCATACAGATTGGCCTGGTGTTACCATGGTTCTTGTAGGTAATATCCTTGATCTCGAACTCCTTACAAATCCAACTTGGACATTTGTAGGACAGAACGCAGAGAGAAGTGGATCTAATGTAAGTTATAACCTTGGAAACTTCCGTGGCAGCACTGGAATGAATTACAAGCTTGTTTCTTCAAGTAACATCCCACAGGGTGAAATCAGAATGATGGTTTATCCGACTGGTGATGACGATTATAAAACATATACTTTCTATACTTATAGCTTTGACGTTGTAAGTGATAATAGTTACAGAAATCCGACTCATCAGAATGTACCAAACATCATGATGACTAAGCGTTATACTTTCGAAGAATTTACTCCTGTTCAGGGACTTTTCCAGATTATTAATAATGATCTTTCTAACCTCAGTGGATATCAGCCTCTTCAGGTCGATAATATTGAGACTCCGTAATTTCTTATTAGTTAATGTTTGATGAATTAAAAACCCCTATATCTTCGGATATAGGGGGTTCTTTCTTTTTTCTTATTAATATTTTTTAACAAATTCTTAATATAAATAATATAAGGGAAAGCTAATGGGTGTACGTAATAAGGCGGAAACAAAAGAAATTTTAAAAAAGTCTGGTGTATACGATTTAATAAAAGAGAGAGAAAAAAAGAAAAAAATACGAAGAAAGGAGTTTGTTAAAAAGAAAAAAAGTGATTCCAAACTACTAAAAGAAGAAGCTAAGAAGGCGATGAGTGATGTTTCTTATCTAGCAGAAAAAGTAAAAAGCGTTAAGAAAAAGAAAGGGGTAAAATATTTTATTCATATTGGTACGACCAATACAAGTGCTTTAAAACTTAGTAAACGACTTAAGAAGATGGGCGTTAAGAATAATAAGTTCTTTCTAGCTCTGTACGATAAAAAATTAGCAGATGTTAATCCCTTCAGTGATAAATTAGGAGACGAGACTAAACTTAGAATACATAATGAAATAAGAATTAATCCTTGGTATTACTACAGAGAAATATTTAGAATACCAGAACCAGGTGGTAATACACGTTTTATTTTTGATATTGGAAATATAAGTCAATTATATATTCAACATGCAAATTTAAATCAGATTAAAGAACAGCCTAGACACATTTGGGCGGTATGATAGTAATATCATATCATAACCTTTCTAATTGCTGGAAACCCCTTAGAGCCTTAAGAGCTACAACATAATCGGTAACGATAAATGTGATACGCTTGAAAATCTTAAGGATTGGGCAATCAGCAGCTAAGTTTCTAAATTACTGATGTTAATATTTAATTAAAATTTCTTATAAGATAATTAAGAAATTAAGTTCAAATATTCTTCAGAAGCTTTTTGATAATTTAGAAAAAAGTTCATCGACTATCGAAAAATATAAAATCTTTTTGGTATTAAATGGTAAAAATAAATATTGTAAAAAATATTATTTATATCATAATAAAGATTATTATATTGAGTAGAGTACACCTTAAGCTTATGAAGGTGGAAATGGAAGGCATCCTTTTAATAAAAGGATGAAGATATAGTCAAGCCTTGTATGAGAGTACAAGCAGTTCGTAAGAGAACGTGTATGAAAGTTGCGTTTCATATAGAATAAAGCGAGACAGACAGGTAAGACTTGGACAGCGATTGCTTTCTTTGATTGGGTATACCATTATGGTACTAATAATTCAGAAATAGCTTTCCTGAATAAAGACTTTGGAGATTCTAAGTTAAATATTGCAAGGTTGAAATCTGTAAAAGATCTCTTGCCTGATTGGTTAGTTATGAGACATCAAAAAGATAATGATCATATTGAATACATAAAATCATATATGAGTAAGAATCATATTGATGCAAAACCAGCACCTATTTCTTTTAAACAAGCCGATAAGCTTGGTCGTGGTTTAACTATGCCTTTATCATGGTATGATGAATATGCTTTCTTAAAATATAATGATGTTATTTATAAAGCATCTGCGTTTGCATTATCAAAAGCTTCAGAAGCAGCTTCTAAAAATAAGAAAGCGTACGGTATGTTAAAAACAACAACACCAAATAATCTTGACACAGAAGAAGGAAAATGGTGTAAGAATTGGATTGATAAGTCCGCTGTATGGGATATATCAATGCTTGATTGGAAAATAAAAGAACTTAGAAAATATGTTAGACAAAATTCTGAAAATAACTTTATCCATGTTAAGTTTACTTGGCAGGAATTAGGTAAGACTGAAAAGTGGTATGAAAAACAGTGTCAGCTTGTTGGTTATGATAGAGCTACTATAAAAAGAGAACTTGATCTTAAATGGTCATATGCTACTGACGTTTCACCATTTGAAGAAGATGAACTTGAATTATTAGAGAAAAACTTAGTTGAACATAAAAACATTATTAAATTAGAAGTTGATAAAAAAAAATACTTGTTATACGTGTATGGACCTATTAACCCAATGTATCCTTATTTGTTAGCAGTTGATACTTCAGGTGGTGAAAAGAAGGATTTATCATCAATCGCTTTTATTGATCCTCAAACTAGAAAGACAGTTGCAATTCTTTTTAGTAATAAGATTACAATTCCTAGAATGCTAAAGTTAATTTATTGGATAATGACAAAATGGTTAATGAATTCTTTTACTTCAATAGAAAGAAATAACTACGGTCTTGCTATCATTCAAGGAATTTTAGATAACAGTCCAGACAATAAATACCACGTATTAAAACAAAGGTTATTTTATATTTATAAAGAATCGGAAAATTTAGATACAAAGAAAGTAGACGGAAGTAAGATAGGTATTTCAAAACAAAAGTCTAAAAAGAAAAGAACGAAGAAGTATGGTGTTGATACAACTCCAAGAAGTAGGCAAAAAATGTTTGATGATCTGTTTTATTACATAAGAGAAGAACCAGAATTAATAGTGAGCGGTTTTATCTTTGAAGATATTAAGAATCTAGAAACAAAAACAAGTGGAAAAATTGAGCATAGATCAGGTAGCCATGATGATAGATTGTTATCTTGGTTGATTGGTCAATTTACTCTAGATCAAAATACGATTAAATACTTTTTTAAAAGACGTAAATTAAGTGAATCAACTAAAGGTGGATCTGTTGGAGGAGAGAACATGAGTAATATATTTAATTTAAATAAAAAAAATGGAGAATTTTCTGAGGTAACAGAAAAATTAATAGAAAACGTGGAAAAAGAAGAAAAGGCAAAAAATAAAAATTCTTCTTTTTTTAATACAATAATAAATCTAAATAAATAAAATAAGGAGAGTATGATGAGTGACAGTGACAATAACATGATAGATAGTTTTTTAGAAGTTTTATCTTCTGATGATGACTTAGCTATTTTAGGAGCTTCTTCTGAGGAAGTTATAGAACTAGCTTTAGAAGAACAATTTAAGAATAGGAGAATAGCACCTCGAAAGTTAGATAACATTATTGAAATGATTACTGAAAAGTTTAAATTTGTTGAAAAGTTTTATTCCGACGACCCAGAAATAATTAAGGAAATAAGAGATAGAAAGAATAAAATAATTATTAGATTGAAGAAATTTTTTAAAGACAACCTTAATATTGTTATTGATATAGAAGATAGAGAGATAGAAGATCTTTTTTTTACAATGGATACTCTTTATAGATTTTTCATTCTAAATTATAAAAAGAATTTTATTAATCTCTTCATGAATATTATTTTAGAGAACTTAACCAAATTCTCTGAGTTGTCTCAACCACTCAATAATGATATACAAAATTTTGCTTTAAAGAAAAGAAAAATAGATAAGAAATATATGAAAATAATTTCTAATATAGATGAGATCATAGAAATTGTTGAAGAGAACTATTTGAAAGATGTAAACAGAATAGTTAAGACAATTATTAAAGTTGACCCTAATGAGATAATTTCGTTTAATATGAAAGAATGTTTCTTTCCAAAGAAAGGCATGCCCAAGTGTTTCTTTGATAATAACGAGAAAGATAATGAGGAAATAATCCTCATGCCTTTAAAGAGAGACAGAGAACATTTAAAAAATGAGCTTGTTTATAAACTTATACACTTTTCAAGTAAAGAAAATTAAAGAGGAAAAAAATGGGAAACAAGAATTCTAGCTACAAAAGACAAATTGCACAAGACAAAAAGAAAAAAGACAGAACTAAAAGAATTAAAGGTATTGAATTTGAACAAGCTAATGTAAAATTCAAGAAAAGAAAAAGTTTAAAAGATACAGAAAAAAGAAAGGTTGCTTATAAGCATAAGACAACTGCTGAAATGGCAAAATTTAAAACAGAAATGGAAGCATTTAGAACAAGAGGAATTGAAGAAAATTTAGCAAGCTTAAATGAAATTCTTGAAACATTACCTGAAGATTCATTACGTAGAAATACTTATATTGAAATAAAGGCTAGTTTAGAAAAATTAATTGATCCCCATTATATTGCTGATCAAGAGATTGATGGACAATTTATTGATGGTGATGGTAATATCGTAGTTCCACTAATAGAATTTTGTGCGAGTGATCTAGAAAAACGAGGAAAATCACAAAAAGAAAAGATAGATATTCCCGTTTCTGTATTACTTCAAGAAATAAAAGGAACAGAAATAAACTATGTGAATTATCCTAAATTCCTTGCTAAGTTTTTTTCAGTTCTCTATAATTTATTTGTAAATGAAACTAATTTTTATTTGTATCAAAAACTTCTAATACTTGCTTTAACTAGAGATCTTCGTATACTTAAAGCTTTAGATCTTGTTGAAGGAACTAATTTTTATAACATTCAGTATGAGTTGGGTGTGGAAAAAGCAAAAGCTAAATTGGATAAAGAGGAAGTAGATAAAGTTTTAGAAGAAATGCAAAAAGATGAAATAAACTTAAAACAACTTCCAGCTGATGAAAATGCTTTTACTCGAATTGAAGAAGAACCTACTGAGGCAAAGCTTTTACTCCAAAAAACCAAAGAATCTAATGAAGGTTTAAAAGAAATAAAAAGAGACGAACCTGTTATTAAAGACGAAACAGCAAATACGGCTTACAAAGAGCTAGAGTAGAATAAAAGGGGAGATAAATGTTTTTTACATTTATCTCCTTAACACTTTAATAATAAAATAAAGGAGAAAACATAATGGTTAAAACAGATTTTTTAAAAAGAGAAAAAGATTCTTTAGTTTTCAAAGGTTATTCGATGGAAATTTTTTTACCTGAGATATACATAGAAAGGGGTATCTCTAGTATTAGTGGTAACATCCTTTCAACATTTGGTTTATTTATGATAAAGGTGAAAGAAAAAGAAAACTCTGAAGGAAAGATTTATAATATAAATATTCCAATGAATCTTTCGATAAATTTTGATTATAAAGAAATATTCGAAGGCGAAGTAAATAAAGTAAATGATAAGTATATGAAGTTTCATTTATTCAAAAATGACAACTTTCTTAATTCATTATTTTTAAAAATAGATTCTTCAACAGTTTCTAATTTTATCAATATACTTAATCTTGGAAAGCTCCCTAATTTTATTAATTATAATGAAATAATGGCTTTATATAAAGAATGTTTAGAATTAAATGAAGTTGATTTAGGAGTTCCTTCTTTCTTCTTAGAAATTATGGTTTCTGAATTATGTAGGGTTAAAGGGAATACTTCTAAAAAGTTTAGAACTATAGCTACATCAAAATCTAAAAATACTGATTTTGAATATATTGGGATAAAAGATATTGCACACTTTGGTAGTACTTTTTCTTCAACTACTTTTGAAGATACTAATAAGAGTCTAATTCTTTCCGTAAATAGATCCAAGGAGAATAAAAAAGAAGTAGAGAGTCCTATAGAAAAAGTTATGAAATATTAACAAAATAACAAATCATTACAAACATTATAATAAATTCTAAAGTGTATTTTTTCGAACTATGTATAAACTTTAAGGAGGTTAAAGATGGACGGACTTACCATCATTAGCCCGATTGTCGTAAGCAGAATTATAGACAACTCAGTCTTTTTTGTAACGGAATCGAGCGAATTAACGAGTTTTCAAGTAATCACTTCAGACAGAGGTAAAGCGAATGAGATTGTTCGTTTAACTACTCTATCCGAAGCTATTTCTAAATTTGGCTATCCTAATTCAAAGAAACATGGATTAGCCTATTACAATGTATTGAATTCTTTGATTGAAGGAGCTGATGTTCTCATTATGAGAGTTGTACCTGATCTCGATATAGATCAGCCTGAAATGCTCCCTGCTTCTATTGCTAACGCTTTTATCGACATTCAAACTAAAACTCTCAGTGCTTTAACTGAAGCTGAGGTTGATTTACTTGATACGATTATAGAAGACTCTTCAATTGATGGAGAACAAAAAGTTTCTTTTAGAGAACTATCAGCAGTTCAGTTTGCAAGAATTGAAGCAGGTAGTAAAATTTCTACTCCACAACAAGTTTATGGAGCTAGTACAATCAGTCTCGGATTTTTTTTATTTGCTGAGAAGATCGATCAGCTTCTTTCTATTGCAGGTATAACAGCTGGTGGAGAAGTGAAGCTTTATGAACTGAAAGAAGATGGTACAACTGAAGCACTCAGTGCAACTACTTTTACTGTTTCTGACAAAGCAAATATTTCAACATCTAGTTTACTTCTTCTTCCTGCAGCCCCAGCTTCTGTTGAAGCAGCTGTATTAAGTGGTACTGTTCTTGTTAAGAGAGTATCTGGAACTGAAGAGATTAATGTTGGTTATGTTAACGTTTCAAAGGTAGCACAGGTTGCTGCAGTTGATGTGGAAGTAGAACCACTTGTTATTGCGAATCTTTCTAATGGAACTAAAGTTGCATTTACAGTTGGTGGAGTTAATCATGAACTCTATGTAAATTCTGCTGTAAACGGTATTTCTTTAAGTGATTTCTTTGTTGATATTCCTGATGCAACTGCTGATATTGGACCTCTTGCTTCTGCTATTGTCGGAACAATTGAAACTATAGTAAGTAAATCAATTGAGCCTGTTAATGGTTCTGGTACGTATACCATTGGTGTAACAACTGGTGGAATATTCGCTGAAGGTGATGTTGTTAAACCTGCTTTTATAGTAACTGTTGCTGATACAACTGATTTCGCTTTAGGTGCTTATACAACTGATGGAACTGCTGAAGGTTTTATTTTTGAAGTTATTAGTGGAACGAGTTTAAGACTTTCAGTAGAAGATGGTGTTCTTGCTGACGGTGATTTAATAACTGATGGTGCAGCTCATTCAAGTGCTGTAGGTGTTGCTGGTATTAATAAGGGATCAGAAGCCAGTGGAATCGTAGAATCTGTAGAAACAAATGATGTTCTTCTTAATATGAATACAAGTGAAGTTGATTTTGTTAGTGGTGAATATGTTTATAAGGTTGGTGGAGATGAATCTGATTTTACAGACATTCTCACTTTAACTGATTTTGGTTTAGGATATTTCAATGTTATATCCTTCGCTGATACTCTTCCTTTCACTGTTGCTACACTTACGCTAGAATCTAAACCTGAAAGAGTTGATGTTAGACCAGTTGTTCTTCATAAGAGAGCTACTTCTAATGAAGAGTTTGAAAGTTTTATGGAAGCTCCTTATCTTGATCCTGATCTTCCTCAAACTACTCTTGATGGTTACAAGAGACATATTCTTTTCGGTTTTAGTGATGAACATAGTTCTGTATCAAACAGATATGGAATGAGTTTTTCAATAAATAATGAATCTGATGATAACGGATATCCTTTCAGGCTTTATAACTTTAGTTTTACTGAAGAGATAAGCGGAAGAACAATAATCCCTGAAGGTTTTGGACCGTTTGTTGTTTCGTTTGATCCTGATTCAATGGATCTTGCTGAAGATTCTTTCTTCATTTATGATATACTAAATAAGTATACTGATAAGTTTGAACTTTATAAGAATATTGATAACTATTATGACTTAATGAACGATCTAGACTTAGTTAGTTCTGATGTTAATGTTAATCAGTTAGATATCCTTTCTTCACAAGAAAGAATAACTGACTTAAGAACAGTTATGGAACAGGTTGACGTTGTGATTAATAATGGTGTTGGTCTTCTTGCTAAGATTGGTGGAACAGATGCTTTCGCTAATTATACTCAGGAAATGTTAACTTATAAAACTATATCTATGAATGGATTTACAGTACTTGAATCTTATCAGTCTTATGGCAAGGTCGCTATGGGTAGTGCGGGTTCATTAGAAGGACTTGATATTGATGGAGTTGCTCTTACAAGAGTAGAAGTTGCTGGTTATAAGAACTATCTCAAAGAAAAGGCTTATAGAGGTCTTATTAATGAGCAAGTATTTAATAAAAAGAAATATCCTATAGATTATTTATTTGATTGTAACGAAACAAAGTCTATTAAAGAAGCTATGTACGATTTCGTAAAAAGTGAATTTAGGCAAGATTGTTTCTTATATCTTGATATGGGAATTAATAAAAATTATCTTGAAGCTGTAAGTAAGAGAGAGAATGATTTAAGTTTTGCTAATAGTTATTTAGCGTCTATCTTTTCTCAGTCTTTAACTGTATATGACAGCTATAATAAAGTAGATATTAAAGTAACTCCTTGTTTCTTCCTTGCAAAGATGGTTATTGAAAATGAGTTCAATGTTGGTTCTCATAAACCATTAGCAGGAAAAACTAGAGGCGTATTAAGTGGTCATAAAGCAGATAGTCTTTCTTTCAATCCTAATAAGATGCAGAGAGATGAGCTTTATAAGAAACAAGTAAATTATATGGTTGATGATAGTCATTCAACGAGATTTATGGGTCAGCTCACTTCTCAGAAGAAAAATTCTGCTCTTAGTAATAATCATGTTATTACTACTCTCCTGAAAATGAAGAGAAAAGCAGAGCTTATTGCTGAAAATTATCAGTTTGAAGATAACGATACAGTTATTAGGGATCTTCAAGCAGATATATCATTTGCTTTATCTCCATGGGAAAAGAACGGTGCTTTAGAATCTCTTACTGTTGTTGTCTACCAGTCTGATTATGAAAATAAGAAGAAAAGGGCAAGGGTTCGCATCGAATGCGATTTTGTTGACATTGTTGAGTCTATTATTTTAGACTGGATAGTCAACGGATAATTTTATTGGAGGAGTTAATAGCTCCTCTTTTAATTTTAAACACAACAAAAGGGAGAAATAGATGTTTAAAACCAAAAATAACTTTAATGAGAAAGTTAAAAATGATAGCAAATCGATGGCTGGGTTATTCCCAGGTGGAATCGGTTCTATTAAAGAAATAGCTGAGCCTTATATTGGCGGATATTCTTATATCTTATTTACAAGAATCCCTAAACAAATTAAGGGTGCAACAACTTATTCACAAAAAGATGCTAAAATTGATTTCGTTAGTCCTCAGAGTGACTTTTTCAAATTAGTAGAAAGACAGTTTAAAGAGCTTTCTGGAATCAACGACATTGATATGGAAACTGTATCAATTCAGTCTGGTTTCACAAATAATGAACATAGATATCCAGGTGGAATATCTAAGAATACAAATGAAATTACGCTCAAATTAAACGAAATGAGTGGTGGTCTTATTAGAAGACCTATTCAACAGTGGATGACTGGTATTAGAGATCCTGAAACAGGTCTTTATACTTTCCCTGAGAAGGGTTTTAAGAATTATACTGTTGAATTTCTTTATGTTAATTGTGCTCCTAGTGTTGGTTCTCCAAGTGCTAAATCAAGAGGTGAGTCTTTAGAATTCGCAGCTTATTTCACTGGATTATTTCCAACTAGAAACACATTATCTCATTTAAATTATGCTTCAGCTTCTCATGATATAGCTGAGTTTGATATTCCTTTTCCTTGTAATATGCACATGGGCGACAAGATTGAAGAATTTGGAAGACAGTTTATTTCTTCACAGAAATTCTTTGAAGACTTCATTCAGAAACCACATGAGGTTATCACTGATACGTTACTTGCTAAAGGTGAGAACGAAGCAGCTGAGTACTTTACAATGGATAATGATATTGATGAAGGAACTAAGAAACCTTTTAAGAGTTCTGCTTTTGAAAGTCAAGATTAGTAGAAAATATAAAAGCCATATCCTGAAAGGGATATGGCTCTTTTAATTACATTTCTTCGTCTTCTGAATCAAGGTTACTTTCTTCTTCTTCTGCAGTTTTTTTATTAATTTCTTTAATAACTTCTTTGTTATCTAAAATACCTTTAATAACTTCTTGTAGGTAATCATCACCCATATCCCAAGGAAGGTTAGGAAGAAGTTCTCTTTTAATCTTATTTTTTAAAGCAGTTCTAACTGATTCTCTATTATCGTCATTAACTAAAAAAGAACCGTCAACAACTTTTTCAACTGCATCAGGTAATAACATAATAGCCATTTCTTCAGCTATCGTTTCAGCTTTAGTTATTTCTTCTTCCATATTCATCATACTAAGAGAAATTGGAGCTAAGAAGTAACATCTAATGTCGTCAGCTTTGACTTCTTTATTCTTCTTACTATCATCTTTCTTTTCTTCTATTTCTGTATCATCTTCATATTCATTTCTATAAAGAGTAGTTATAAAAGTATTTAATGCAGGTGTAAAGGCTTTCTGAGCTGCAAGGACTCTTCTTACAAATTTCTGATTCTGTAAGGTAAGTGTCTTAGCTAATTCGACTTCATTTAAAGATTCAATAAAAGAAGAAGGAACTCCCGTACCATTGATTATAAACTTATTTAAGAATTCCAAGAATTCATTATTCATATCAGCTTCTTGACCTTCAAGAGTTTCCATTTCAACTGGTTTGTCTCCATCAAATGAAGGCATATAATAATCTTTAAACTGTCCAACTGATTTCATGACGTAATCTACATCATCGAAGTCAGACATCTTAATTTCTTTATTTTTCAGATCATTAATAAACGAAGAAATAACTTGTTCTTGATCTTTTTCTAAACCAGCTTCTATATACCATAATCTCTTATCTGCTGAACGAGTGATCTTCATCATAAGTTGAGTTAAGAGGGTAATTAAATAGATCTTAGCGAAGAACATTATGTATTTAAAAATAGAATCACCATATACGTTGTCTTCATTATTTGGAACCCAATGAATTATTTCTTCGGGTGGAATGAAAAGAATTCTCATACCATCGGATTTAAGTTTATCTTCTGATTCCAAGTAAGAAAGGATAATTCTTTTAAATTGTTTATTCTTAACAATAAATTTTCTATCTATCTTTTCAACTATAAGGTCTGATAAGATATTAAAAATAAATTTTTCTTTTTCCCTAGCAGCCATTCCATCTTTCTTATTTCCAGATTCAGCTGTATTAATAATATCTTTTATATCAGAAGAAATAGAAGTAAAATTATTATAAGCTAAACTAGAATCCCTATAGATATTTTCAATATAGTAATAACCGTAGCATATGCCATTAAATTCAAGCTTAACAACTTTCTTTGGATCGAGCTTTTTAATTACACTTCCTTTTATAAGTTTTAGATCTTCATCATCTTCTTTACCTTGTTTCTTTTCTGCTTCGGAAAGAATTTGAGTTGAACCTAATTTTTCGTTTTGTTTAGTTGCCAACATCTTTAAATCATCTTCTTCGAAGAGTTGTAATGTTTTATCTTCTAATACAAAATTCTTATTTACTATCTTCAATAGTTTAGTTTTAATTTCACTAACAACATCTTTCTTCTTTTTGTTATCACTTTCTTTGAAATTTTTAATTAAAATCGATTCACTTAGTGATTTCTCAAAAGTGTCACCTTGAAAAATTCCTGTGTTGTCTTCTTTTAATATATTAAGTTCTTCGTTTATCTTGTTACCATAGTAGTTATCATAACCACGTTTTCTAACTAATTCTTCTAAAGAGTCACCTATCTTTTTTATAAAAAGAAAAGAATCACCTAATTTTAAAGACTCTTGAATGTATGATCTTATTTTTTCTTCAACAGCATATTTCTTTTCGAGCTCTTTTGTTCTCTTATTAAAAACCTTTATACTCGCTTCTCTATCTTCTGTAGCCATAGTAGTTTCTGTTTCAACAAAGTATCTTATTGCTTTTTTAGAAAAATCATCTGGATTGATAATGTTATCTGTATAAGTATTGAGTATTTCTTTAAGGTAAGGAATCAAGGATACGATTATTTCGTAATTATCATATGCCTTAATCCTACCCATTTCTCTTAGCATCATAGAGCTTATAGAAGAACTACTTACTTCTTTCTCGAATATACCCTTTATATCATCATTATTAGCTAACCCTCTTTTAGTATTTGCTCGCCTCAGGTGGTTATCTACTGAATTTTGTCTTTGAAAAGTAGTATTGAAGAAACCCATTATATCATCATTAGAATTAGGAGCTATCTTCTTTTTAATATTTCTTAGCTTGTTGAAAATCTTTTCCATCTCTTCAACTTCGTTCTCATCTTTCTTCTCAACGCCAAAAAATTCTTTTTTTAATGTACTAACACGTTTATCAAGATCTTTTTCTTTTTTAGAAACCATAATCTTCCTCTTTTGATTAATATTATTAATTGAATGTTTCTGTTAAATTAAAAATTAATAAATTTTATCTTTTTCATTATTCTACACCAACCAAAGTCAGTATAAATTCTAGCTACATTATAGCTATTTGCTTTAGAAAAAATAATATAACAATCTTTAATCTTATTATTGAACGTGGAGAAAGGAAACAAGCTACGAGATATTATAAGCTTATGTTCTTTATGTTTCAAAGTAAAAGTATTATTTAATCTCATCTCTTTAAATATCTCTTCAGTTATTTTTACTTTATTATCATCCCTTCTATCTTTCTTTATATCATTTACTAACTGATGGTGTTTAAATCTTTCTTCATCTGTTATTTTTTTCTCATTCTCATAGAATATCATTTTATCTTTTGAATAATAAAATCTCATTCCCTTCTTTTTAATTCGTATACTATCCGTTGCTTTCTTTATTTCCTTATTTTTAAAATAGTTGAATAACTCATATCCTTGCATTTTAAAATTAACATCTCCTTCTAAATCTAAGAATAAATCTATTCCTTGTTTTAGGTTAGTGTATGTCCTATTTGTTAAATGTTTTAAGACTTGTTCTGAAGGGAGATCATAGTTAATAACAACATCTTTTCCATTAGAGCAGAAAGACTTACTTAAAACATAATCTCCACTTTCAGATTCATTTTTCATTATTTGATTCAAGTCATAAATTAACTTGAATACTTTTTTAAAATTATCACCTTGAAATTTTTTAAGCTGCTTCTTCATTGTCTTTCTCTATCTCTTTAATTATATCGTTTAATTCTGGAAGGTCATAAGCAAATTTACCTAATTGGACGAAATCTTCTGCAATGATTTTTTCTATAAAGTAAGGTGCTAGATCAAGGAAGAATTTTTCTTCTTCTATCTTCTTAGTTCTCTTATTAACTTTTCTTATAACATCATCCTTACCCCAAATAAGTTTTCCATATTGTGTTCCCATTTCAATATTAAACGCAATAATAATTGAAGGATACAACGCTCTTAGATCGAGATCAATAACTCCCCTAAAATATTTACTTAAAAGCTTGCCTAAGAATTTCCAACCATTTTCTTCAATAAGATTTGGATCCCCACAGAAAGCACCGAATAATTTTTCATGTTCATAGAGGTTTAAACCTTCTCCACCGTAACTTGCATTATGGTTATTACTTATTACATAATTTTTATCTCTATAAAATTTTCTAGCTAGATTCTTTAATGAAACAGTCTTCTTTAGTGCTTTTTCATAACGAGTAGAAGATACCTTTCCAATATTCCAAATAAGCTGAGTATCACCGACCTTCTTTTCAATTTTAACCTGAAGCATTACATCTTGAATATTATAGTCAAGAAAAGATATAGGGTTAAGATAAAGCCACTGGTACATTTCTACACCCTCTGGTAATTCATCTTTTTCCTGTTTTACTATAAGTTCTCCAGTTCTGTCAAGAGACCATGAATCTTGTTTCTTTCCTTTTCTTAGATTAGCAAAATTCTGTTGTTGACAACCCCATTGTGTATAAGAAGCACATTTGAAGAAAGAACCTCTGTTTGCTAAATCCTGATTTCTATTATCTTGTTTGAAATAAAAGAAATCTATACCTTTGTTTCTAAAATCTTTAGGAATGATTAAGTTTCTAGCAGTCTTACTAAACTTATAGAAATCTCCATAATAACTATTTCCTTCTTCTTTAGGAACTCCTTTTACTTTGGAAGCACGATTAAGAAGAGTCTTCACATCAAAGGGTGCATTCCAAGCTAACATAACATCTGGACGATCTACTTCATTAACTTGATTGAAGAATCCTTCTATTAAATCAAACTCATCATCATAAAATTTAAGATTTAACTTAGTCATACCGTCTTTCTTATATCTTTTCCTTATTTTCTTTTTATATTTAACTCTATACTCTTTATCTTTCTTTAACTTATAAAGCTTTTTTAATTTTGGGTATTTTCTTACTTCATCTTTAGTATAATTTAATAAGATAAATGAAGTCATAACTCCTTCAAAAAAGTATGAAAGCATACATACAGGGGCTTTAGCTTCGTTCTCATCAGGAAACTCACCTATTTTCATGCTGTCACACTCAATATCAAAGAAACCAGGCTGAACCTTATCCTTTGAAAGACCGTATTTGTTAGCTACTAAATCCATATAGTAGTCCTCAATATCAATATCACTATCATGAACATTAGCATTCAAATGAACTTGTTTCATAGAATTATAACTCTTTGAACCTATACAATCTTCAATAAAGTCTTCATATTCACTTCCTAAGTTTTTAGCTATATTCTTTTCTAAGTCTTTAAACCTAGAAGTTTTTTCATCACAATCGTCTAAAGGTACATAAAACTTATGTTTTTTTAATTGTTTTTCTTGTTTGCTTATTTTATATTTTATAAAGGGTTCATCTATTACTTTAATTTTCTTTTTACCATTTTCTTTCAAGATAAGAAACAGTTGATCTTTATATTTGTTATGCTTAGAAGGCTTAACGTAAAAAGAGTTTACAACCATGACGTTTTTATCTTTTGAAAGTTCTAAACTTTGTCCTGCCAATTCTTACTCCTATTTTCAAATTAATATTATAAAAGTGATAACTATAAAATAACTTATAGCTTGCCTATACCCTAATCTCTTATTTAAGGAGAAGTCGATGTTAACTATTTATTTAAATCTCAAAAGAGAGTTCATGTTCCAGATGTTGCCAAGAATAAAATAAACCTTCAACAAAAGAGATTGTTTGTTGCCCTTGAGGGCTAAATGCCCAGAGGTATAACTTTTTTTATACTTCCAAAACGTTTGAGAAAAAACTACTTGCACCAACTTTGAGGCTTTTTATATTAAATGCTTCCAATATAATCAAGAAATGTCTTAAATTATCGTCTGCGGCAGTTCTAGCATCAATATATGGAGTAATCCATAATGGTACTTTCTTTAAAGAAATAGGCATTGAAATAGTAGCAACTCCAAATCTTGAGAGTTCATCATTTAAGAATACAGTATCTTTTAATTTTTTATAGATTGCTGGATTTTTTTTCTTGATAGGAAGAATACTTTCAAGAGTAGGAAGGTTAACTTTGTACATAGCACATTTTGTTCCAGGAATAATTGGATTAGTTGGATAAAGAGCATTCCAAACAATAGCACCTCTAACCTGATTTTCTCTAAAAGGAAACTTATATGAGTCTATAGCATTGAATCTTTTATTCTCAGAATATTTCATTGAACGTTCTTCTAATATTTCTTTCATTATTTGTTCTCTGAATGCATAGAGTCGTTTTAAAATATTACCCATGTCAAAATCTTCTTTTAAAATTATTTCTTCGTCTATGAGCTTTGAGAAGAATTCCCTTACATCTTTATTCACAGTAGATTTTTTCAACTGCAATCCAACATAATTAATTTCAGGTACAATCTTTGATGGATCTTCTTTATCAGTAAAGATAGTTCCTTCCTGTGCTACAACACTTGTTACATATTGTTTCTTATTTCTAGTGAGGATAATCTTATCTATAAAGAATTCATTCTTCATATGAATTTTAGGTCTCTTACTTTCTTCAACGTTCATAACAGTCGTTAGGTTCCAGAATAATTGGTCTACGTATTTAGCACAGACATATGTTAATATATTAGATACCGAAACATTTTTTTTCGTATCTTTTACTTTTACTTTTAATACATCTCTAGTATAATCAACAAACGGTCCAAGATAAACAAATGTTGAATCGGTATCAATGGTAAGAATAAATTTTCTTTTATAATTCTCAACTGATTTCCATCTATAATCAAAAAAATAATAATATGCACAATATCTTTCTATTAAATCCCAAAAATAATCGATATGTTCTAAAGTCTCTTTATCCATTTTATCTTCTTTTCTATAAATATAATTATCTATCTTTAAAAGATCTTTAGTCGAAAGATATTTAATTAGAGAAGCTATGTGGGGTAATTTAATAAATTCATAGAAGTTACATTTAAAGTAAAGTCTTATTAATTCTCTCTTACTCAGTGTATCAAACATCTGTTCGATCTTCTCATCTACCATATAATCATGGTTCATTATTTGACTCATAAGCCTTTCTTTTACTATATTTTTAGTAATTCTAACTACAAGCTTTCTATCTTGCATAACTTCTTTAAAGTCTTTAGGTTCTTTTTCTTCGATTAAAGTTCTATGAATAAAGTGAACTAAATGTTCTGATTTTTCAAATATAATATTACCAAATAATGCTTCAAATCCTAGGACTGCCGAGGTTGTAATAACTCGCCCCGTCCAAGTTGTTGCGTTACCAGTATAAGGATTAAAGAATATAGAATTTTCCTCGCCCATAGCTCCATAATAAGAGTTAGCATACTCTTTATAAGTTTTCTGGAACCCGTTATTTAACTCAAAACCGTCATCATCTTTAGCATCTTTACACTTAAACATCTTTCCCTTATAAACACTTCTTGTGTCTAAAAAATATTGAAGCATATCAGCTGAAAGATTTTTAACATCTTGTTTAAAGAAACTACCAGAACCAGTTATAATCGGTTTCTTCTCATAAATCCAGTCATTTAATTTAAGAAGACTGATTTTATAATTCACGTCTTCATAATTGTTTCTTAATATAACATCTTTGTTTTGAAATTTCTTCTTAGCATTCTTCTTAATAATTTTTCTCAACTCTTTTTTATCTTTGTCAGGGTAAAGTAATTGCAATTCTGTCATCATTTGTTTTAAATACTTCTTAAAAAATATCGAATCAAACAGTTCGTTTTTCTTTTTCTCTTTAATCACTATATTCTCCTTGAATAATTTCCATAATAATTTTTTGTTTATCAGTTTGTACTATTTAAAATTTAGTTTGAACATTAATTTAATTATAAACGGGAGGAAATCATGGCGAAGAGTATAACTAAAACAAACAGAGACTTGTTAATTAAAGAAAGCACTGAAGCGTACAAGACCAAAATTACTTTGATAGAAAGGAAATTTAGACGAGCTAAAAAAGAAATGAAGGGTGAAAGTAGTAAATTAAAAATTTTATATAAAGAAGTTAAAAAACAGTATGATATGATCGCTGAATTATGCTTTGGTGATTTAGTTAACAAAAATGACGCAGAAGTAGAAGTAGAAGTAGAAGAACTTCTTGAAGAATTAAACTCAGGTTCAGATAGAAAACCACAAAAATACACTCAGAAACCTTGGAATGCGTTACATCAAGTTCTGGATAGGGTAATTAAGTTAAGAGAATTAATCGGAACTAATATAGTTGAAAGGATTAATATAGATAAAATGAGTGCAGACTTTAAATTAAAAGAATACCAGATAGTAATGAAGGAATTAGCGTTGGAAAAAGATAATAAGGGTGATCAGGTTAAAATGATTGCAGAACATTTCTTTAAAATGTTTAATGAAAAGAAAAAAGGAACTAAAATTTCTGATTTTGAAGGTGGCGGTGACGAAGATGATGATTTTGTTGAAGCTGAATATGATGAAGATGATGAAGATTTAGACGAGTTGATAGCAATTAACTCTAGAAAAGAAGATAAGAAAAAGAAGAAAAAGAAAAAGAAGAAGAAAGTATAAAAAGGAAGGATATATCATTGTGATATATCCTTCTTTAAATTATTCTTCTGGCTTAGAAACACATTTAGTTACTTTTATTTTTTTAGCAAAGTTATCAAGAAAATTAGTTACATCATAAGTATCTGTTAAGTTATTCAATTCGAGTAATCTTCTAGTTCCATATTTAATACTTTGTTTACCTGAAACGAAGTAATCATCTATAAAAGAAGTTGCAGTATTGAGATCATTGAAACTGTCTGTTAAATAAAGTTTTCTGTATTTTTTTGCTCTGTCTAGATCAATTTGTGTAATACCACTTATCTTAATCTTTTCAATTAAAGCTAATACTTCACTTTCTACTCTAGGTATATTTTCTTTTGAAGTGCTTATATCAATTGTAAATAATCCTCTGTGTTTTATAGGTTCACTATAAGCACTTATTGCATAACAAAGTCCTAACTCATCTCTTATTTTTCTATAAAGAACTGAAGATAAACCAGAAGCTAAAATATTAGAAAGAGTTTCAGTATCAAAATTATTCAAATGATAATCTTTATTATTATGGGCTTCCATTGTAAAAAGAATTTTTTGTATTCTATCTTCTTCTATTTCTAGATTTTCTAAATTTAATTTTTGTGCGAATAAATTATTTTCTTCATTTTGTATATAATTTCTATCTATATCATCTAAGTTATCTATTCCGTTTATCGGATAACCCATTTTTATTATTTCTTCATTAAATGTTTCTCTTACGATTTGTCTTGCTTCTATCTCATTAAAGTTACCTGCAACTGCAAATACAACGTCTCTAGTAGCTCGTCTATAAAAGTTCTTCATCTC